AGAATACCTGTGTTGTGACAAGGAATCTCCAGCGTAATCTCGCCGTCACCAGGGGTAAAGGTGTTCACCCAATCGGTGTTCAGACCCTTCACCTTGAAGTGTTCGATACTCGGCTGACCTGTGTCGAAGTTGAAACCAGAATCGTCGGACACAGGGAACTCCTGAAGGTTGGAACCTGATACGTCAAGACCGTCGGGAAGTCCGTTAGCCAGCGCAAAGACAGAACTGATGCCCTCAAAGACATCGCCCTGCATCGTGATTTTCTTTGTTACTGCCATAATAGTAATATGTTAAAGTGTTTGTGTTGAAAGTTTCTATATGATATCTCTCGCATTGAGTTTTGTCCTCAACTTGAAAGTGATTTGTGTGACATGATAACCATAGCCGTCTTCGCCCTGCATAAGTACGGAAGGCTTGCTTGCCGTGATGTGCTTGCCGTTAATCGGAAAAACGTCCAAGACTTTTTGCGTCAACTCAGTTTGTATGGAAATGTTAGGTGTGCTGTCAGTCTTAGCCTTGCAGAATATGGAAAAAGTACCATAGCTATCTACCGTAAAGTTGATGTCACCCTTAACACGACCACGAAGTTCAGTCGGTAAGTCAACGACAACAAAGTTTGCAAGATCCTCTGTGCTATTCTTCGGACGGTCAAGAAAAGTTTTCTTGCCGATTCCGTTTACAGCATTTACAAGGTCGTTGTAAACAAGATAGATGAGAGGTTTCTTTGCCATATCTACTACGTTCCTTTTATTGTGATTTCTTCACTATTTCCTAACCAACTTCAAGTAGGTTACACCGACTTTCTCTGCATGTGCATAGGTTCGCATGATTCCAGTAGTACCTCTTTTCATTTCAACCCATTCACCGTATTCCACGGGATAGGCTACAACGATATCAAACAGGGCTTTTCCTTGCGGAACGAAATGCTGGAAGAAGTTTCGGGCATCGTCCTCTCCCCATCCACCGTTAGTCTGGACTTCAGGCAGGTAATGGCTATTCTCACCATCGTAGTCGGGATTGAAACGATAACTCTTGCGTCTTCTCGCACGCATTTTCACCTGAATGGCTTTCGGCACATACTGCGCTGCGTAATACGCATTGATAGGCTCTTTTTCCCTGTAAAGACACACAACTATAGAATTGATAAGGTTTCCCGTGAAGTTATGCGCTCCATCAGCTTCCTTTCTAGCCCTGATAGCCTCCTGGCATATATCGGTACAGAACTTTCTACAACGATTTTCAATCTCGTCGAAGATCTTATTTCTGTATGCAGATAATGCATTTTTGACTATGATGGCATTAGTTGCGGACATATTTCCAGAGAATGTGAGTTCCCAAATTGCCGGGTCGCCTGTCTATCACAAGACCGTATTCCTTATAGCCATATCGCTGCAACTCAATCTTATCACCTTCCTGCGGAATTTTTTCTTCCGTCCAATCCTGCTGTCTAGTAGGAAGAGAAAGTGTCCGATAGGATGCTATCACTTCTCCATTGTCAGATATAGTATCGCGGTTGTCGCTCCTGCATTCTCCTTCATAGATAACGGTAACGCCGTCTGGCAGATTAGTTTTCTCGGTGTCTCCTTCTTCTTGGTCTGCGTTGTCGGTTTCTTCCGTCTCGTCTACCAACGGATCATCGGCCATCGGGTCGTAGTCAGACACATTTTTCTGGTCTTCCATTGGTTCCGTCTCTGCATATCGAAGTATGCGGCAATGGTGAGGAAAACGGGGGTTGTTGATTTTCATTGCGACTTATTTATACCTGCGGATTTTATGAAAACCAGATCCTTTCATGCCCCATTTAGGAGCAAGCGACTCAATACGAGCGTCGGTAATACCCCACTTGGCGAGCAAGTCTCTAGCGAGTATCAGAAATTGCATTAACTGTGAGCGAGACCATTGTTCACTACCCTCGGAATGCTCCCAGTCGCCATCCTTGTCTGTCACTTTCTGCGACATGAGAGGATTAAACGCGATACGAAGAAGAAGGTATGCAAAAGCAAGGTCTTTCTGCTTTTCCGTCAAATCTTTGGCTGGAGTACCGGCTTCAATGCTTGCGTCAATGAGAATACCTTTTACGGTACTCTCACTGACGTTTGCATTCGGGGATATACTTTTGATATAGTCCTCAGCAGTGATTATCTGATTCTCCGTGTCGGCCATTGGTCAAGTCACGTTAGAGTTTAAGGCTCATAGTCCTTCCACACCGTTGCAATAGCGTAGTCACGGACATTGTTGAACACGGGACCTGCGTAGAGTTCGCAATCCACGATGTTCAGCATGGGACGATCCTGCCATACGTTCTGCACGGCAATACGACCCTCAACAAAGTGGGTGCGGACGCTATCGTTGTGTGCGCCCATCTTATTGCGGTCTTTCAAGATTGAGTTCATACACTTAATCTCGAAGGGGCGATAGGCACGGCTGGCGGCAACCATGTTGTGAATGTCGAAAGAGGGAGCATCGGCAACAGGCTTGCCGTCTTCCTCATGACGCGACTTGAAATCGATCTCCTGGAACGGCCAAATCTTCATTGAGGTGTGAAGCCAACCAAGCAACTCAGTGCGGTCAACTTTCACGCTTTCGGGATGGTAGTAGTTCTTGCTACCCTTGAAAGCATCAATGACTGACGGATGCAGGACAATCTTGTCGAGCAGGTCCTTTGACAGTTTCCAGTGGTCAACGCCGAGGCTCAGAGTATCGGTGAGATACTTCTGGAATGTCAGGATGTCCTCAATGACATCGGCAGCGGTGTTGGCCGTAACCTTGCCATCGGCAGCCTGGGTGTACCACTCCTTACCAGACTCAGGAGCAAGGAAGTTCTCGTCGGGAATCTGGAACTTGAAGTCGTAACGAGCACCGTCTACGGCAATGTCGTGAATCTCACCGGTTGACATAGCCTGCATGACCATGTAAGTGAGTTCGTTGTGAACACCGCCGAGCATAGCGTCAGAGTTCAGAATGAAACTGTCCGTCAGAGCCTCACCAAACGTCATGTCGGCGAGTTTTGCGCTCTTGCGGAGTTCAATCATGTCATCCTGAGTGATGTTGAATCCGTGACCCAACTGAGGCAGAGTTCCACCGTAGAACTCCCATCCGATGGTGCTGCGCTGCGGCTTCTCAGAATGAGTACCGAGGATGCTGGCACGTACCAGAATAGGGGTCTTCTTGATACCCTGCTTCCACTCACGATCGTCTGTAGGCTGACCCCACGTAGCAAACTGACGCCACATAGCACGGTTGTACTTGGCGTTGGCATTGTCGAGAATCAGACCGAAATTCTCAGCGTCCACATACTGATGCAGACCACTGATACCATAAAGATTTCTGTCTCTCATAATCTAATCTCCTTTCTTTGTTTACACGCGAGGTGAGAAATTGAAGTAGCAACCGTTGTCACGGAGAGCCTTCTTCAGGCTGTCAGTCAGAGGAGGCATACGACGCTCCAGAACGGGGCGAATGCAGAAATACACGGGATCGATGTCGATAGCGTAAGCATCGGGGTCGAGCACGTTGTCACAGTAGGTCAGACCATTGGGAATGACCTTCACCAAATTAGTGGTGACGGCATCCTGACCCTCACCAGTGGTCGTTGAAACACCCTCTGCCAATACAGCGCCTTCCGTTACGCCTGTTACGACATCAACGGTAAGCACGTCAACATCGGCGGCACTGCTGTCAACGGCAGTCACGGTGTGAACGTAAGAGGCTGACTGAGTAAGGTCATCACCGACGATAATCAGTTTCATGCCAACCTTGGCAATCGAACCTGTCTCATACTTCTCAACGGTAATCTTCGAGTTGACAGAATCAACCGACTTTACCTTGAAAGTGTAGAGGGGAACGATTGAACGGACACCCTTGTTCTCGTCGTACTTAACGAGAGTACCAGCAGCCATCACGTTAGGATAGGCGGGCATCAGTTCGGGGTCGCACATGAAACCACCTACGGCAATCTCAGGCTTACCCTCGTAGCACTTACGGACACCACCAAAGTTCTTGTCGAACTTAATGTAGTTGTTGATAGTTCCTTTTCTCATGTTACTTTGTGTTTGTGTTGTTATTTTTATGGGTTGGGAGAATCGTTAGACGAAAGTCTTCTCCATTTCGGTGGCATAGTTTGCACTTTCGGCAGCTTCTTGCTTCAGACGCTCAATCCTATTCTTAACAAAGTCGCCATCGCCTCCATTACCACCGGTGCTAACACCGCCGAATGGCTTACCACCATTGGGATAACGACGTTTGAACTCCTTTTCATAGGATGATACAGCGGCAGCTTGCAATCCTTCAAACGTAGGTTTCTCCCCGAAATCCAGATACTTCACCGTGTCCTCGATAAGCGCAGAAATCTCAGCGGGGATGTCACCACCCTTGCGGGCAGACTTTTCTTTCTCCGTAAGATACTGCTGAAGTTGAGCCTTAATGCTATTAAGTGTTGCGGCTTTCTCCCGCTCAAGCTGTGACTTCATAAAGTTGGTCATGGTAGCAGTCATCTTACCGAACTCGCTGTCAGCACCAGTCAGTCCAGCCATAGCTTCCTTCACGGCCTTCGTAACCTTTTCATCCAGTGATTCCTCAGAAGCACCACCGTTGCCTCCATTACCTCCACCATTCTCAGGGTGTTTCTTCTTGTATTCTTCCAATGCCTTGGCTACTGCATCATTGATACGGGTCTCAACATCTTTTTCATGCTGTTCGCCATACTCTTTTGCGTAGTCTTCCTTGAACTTTTCCGTGAACGCCTTCTCATCGAAACGCTTCTGACCTGCAAACTGCTTCAGCGTTGCAATCGGTAACTTCCACGTCTCGTCGGTGATCTTGGAATCATCAGAAAACATTGTCAGGACACTTTCGGCAATACCGTCGAATGTCTTGTCACTAATAACCTTTGCATCGTCTTCTCCGAGCCTGGTCTTTAACTCTTGAATGAGAATGTCTTTCTCCATATATTTTTTGTTTAGATGATAATGTTTTTCACTATCGTTTTGTAAAGAATTTTTTGCAAAAATAATATTGATTGGTATCGCTTAGACATTTTACTTTGGTAATCTTCTCTTTACCAAAAAAAATAATCTGTTACTTCATTTTTAAACATAACTTTGCGACAAAAGAGTAAAATAAAATGTTAGAAAACAAAGGATTATCCGGATTACAAACGCTTGCAGGGAAACCTATATTCTCTCACGAATTTATAAGTACAATCCGTAAAGAAGAAAGCAAAAAGAAAAAGTCAAACTTCTTCATCGCTCAAGAAGGTGCTCAGGAGTTTGGATTAAGCAGTGATGTTGACATCATTGTGTTTGGAGGAAACCGTGGTGGCGGCAAAGCAAATTCATATTCAACTCCAGTGGCTACACCGTCTGGATTTAGGAAAATGGGAGATCTCGAAATTGGCGACCTTATCTGTACACCTTATAATGGCGTGCAAAAGGTAAGCAACATCTTTGAGCAAGGCGAAAACACTGTTTACAATTTCCACTTCGACGATGGTACAAGCGTAGTATGCATGGATAATCACAGGTTCTGGGCAAGGACAAACAGCAGTGAACCGTTCAGGGAAATGACTGCAAGGGAGATCATGGACAACTATGCCATTGATAGACCTTACCCACTATCATTGCGACGGGGAAAAACGGATTTCGTTGAAATACCTCTATGCGGAGAAGTTGAGTTGAACGAAAGAAGGACTGCTATTGAACTGCCGTTGCATCCCTACATGCTGGGCTACATCAGCGGTACGGGTTTCTGGCAATTCGACAAAAACGGAATTAAGCTTACCGAAAATCCATGGAATGCCAGAAGTTTCGTGAAATACGGGTACAAAATCAGGAAAAACAGAAAAAACGGATTTTATTACCTTCGCGGTCTGTCAGATGAGAATAGACGGAAAATAACTTGTAGCCGTTCGAGACAACCCGCGAGAATACCACAAGAATACAAGACTGCATCAATACAAGCGAGATGGGATTACCTGCGTGGCATCATGTTCCAAAATGGACGTTCCATGCACAAGCACCCATACCTGGCTCTTCCAAACAAACTTCTGATAGAGGACGTTGCAGAAGTTGCACGGTCCCTTGGAATATGGGCGAAGGTAAGCCAGATTGAAGATGATCCTGAAAGAATAGGATATTGGAAAGTTTCATTTGTCGCGCCTGACGACGGAAAGTTGTTTACAAGAGTAAACTTCAAACTACGCGCACACATCAATGCAGATACTCCAAAGAAACCGAATGAGATAAATGTACTGACCAAAAAACTCCTTTATATCAAAAAAGGAAAGACAAAGCATAACTGTCGTTGCATCACAGTTACGGGCAGGGACCACTTGTATATGACCGATGGCTATACCATCAATCATAATACCGTGACCATGCTCATGGAACCAATGTATGACATTAACAATAAACATTTCAACGGTATTATCTTCCGAAAAAACAAAGATGATTTCGACAATATTATTAATGAGAGCACTCGGTGGTTTGGCAAACTAGGAAAGTACAACAAATCGAAAGACGATATGACCTGGAACTTCAAGACAGGGGCAAAACTTGGTCTGACGATTTATGATATGCCGTATAAAGATTTTGAAATCAAATACCGCGGACAACAATTTGCATATATAGGTATCGATGAGCTGCCGCAAATGCCGTTTGAAATGTTCAAGTTCCTTATGACTTCCAATCGTAATACCGTAGGTGTACATTCCCGAATGCTTGGAACTTGTAACCCAGACCCGCTTTCGTGGCTGAGAAAGTTTGTCGATTGGTGGATTGGAAAGGCAGATACAGTTTACTCGGATGGAAAAACGCATCCGGAAAGAAAAGGTTTTGCTATTCCAGAACGAAACGGAGTGGTGAGATACTGCTATATGCCTGATGATTCTGTTGACAATATCATTTGGGGTGATACCCCGGAAGAAGTTTACGAACAGAGCAAAGAACTTATTGACGATGCCTGGGACCCAGAATGGGAACAATACGGCTATACCAAGACTTCATTCTTTGTGAAGTCCGTAACTTTCATCAAGGCAAATTTGAAAGACAACAAGGCTCTTCTAAAAAACGACCCCGGATATATTGCATCATTGCTTAACCAACCTCCAGAAGTACGTGCAAGGGAGTTTGACGGAAATTGGGATATTATAAAGATGGGCGACGATATGATACAGGCGTACCATCTTGATAAAATATTCCAGAATGCACAGATGATTGGCGACGGTATTCGCAGGGCAACTTGCGACGTTGCAGGTGACGGTGGTGACAACTGCGTGACATGGCTTTGGATCGGACACCATGTAGCAGATGTCTATGTCTGCAGACGTGACCCGTACACAACAGTCAACCTGCTAAGAGCGAAACTTCAGGAATGGGGAGTGTTGGAAAAGAACTTCGCCTATGACTTGAATGGCATGGGACAAATACTGAAGGGAGCATTCCCGAATGCTGTGAAGTTCAACAACCAGGAGGCCGTAGACCTAAGAGACAAGTATCTTTACGACAACAAGAAATCTCAATGTGCATATAAGTTCGCGGAACGCACACAGCAAGAGGGATGGAGCATTGAGCCGACTCTTCTGCGGAGAAAATACAAGATTGGAAAGGAAACAAGAACTCTTTACGACATTCTGCAGATTGAAAGAAAGTGCGTGAAACAAGACACGTCGAAAGAAGATAAAGGATGGTGTCTCATTCACAAAGAGCAAATGAAGAACAAATCTGTTGTAGGACACTCACCTGACTTCTTTGAAGCTCTCTTCATGCGGGAAATCTTCGATATCAAGCATACACAGGCTGTTATTCCAAACTGGATTAAAGGTAAGAGTAAGATATGTAGCGTTAGAAAACTATCACCAAGAAGATAACACATAAACACAAAAGACAATGGCTGAAATCCTATCACAAAAAAAATCGCAGTTAAGAGACCTTCTTACAAAGAAGCCTTTTACTCGCATCTTACCCGATGGTCACTATGATCACGGGTACGTTCTGAATGATGTTTCAGAAGTACACGTTACTAACGATACCCTGCACAGGAAGATAGTTACGCAGGAAGACTTCATGCGAGAACTCGATCCGTCAGGGCATCTTATCTACGACAAGGAATTGTTTCCTGATGTCTGGCAAAAAAATGAAGAAGACGGAAGATGGTATATACAGGAGATACCTCGATACGCTTTCTCATTCCAGCAGATCATTCTCATCAAACACCTTACCCACCTTTGCGGTAACGACATCCAGTTTGAACTTTCCGACAAAAGCGTTAGCAGCGAAACTACAGAAGTCTTCAACTCGTTCAGAAACGGATGGGCCAACAAGAACATGGAGGTCGCATGGTACCAACTGGCAAAGTCCGTAAAAGCAACCGGTGACGGTGCTTTTGTTGGCTTCATGGATAACGGTAAGTTCGGTTGGAAGGTTTTGTCGTTCCTCAACGGCGACAAACTGTTTCCGCATTATGACCTCAGAACCGGCAGACTCAGCACCCTGGCACGTACTTACTGCAACTATTCTGAGGATGGCAGCATAACAAAGCGGTATATTGACGTTTGGGATGATACCAACTACTATCGTTTTGTTGCCGATGGCGATCCAAAGTCTTTGTTCGAGAAAGCAAAGAACATAATCTTTAAGTTGTTCAATACCGACGGCTACGAACTGGAATGGATGGAGGCACACGGCTTCGACTCAATTCCCGTTTCGTATATGAGAGATGACAATGGTCCTTGCTGGACATTCTCTGAAGAGACCATCGAAAACTATGAGATTGCTTTCTCAAACCTTGCTCACTCCAACCACGATTTCGGTCTGCCTATTATGTACGTGAAGGGTGAAGGTTCTGAGGAAATAACGACAAAGGATATGTCGTATGCATCGAAGATTATGCTTTTGCCGTCTGACGGAGAAATCGGATTCCTCAACCGCCAGGATGCGTCAAATGCTTACAAGGCTGAACTTGACAAGCTGGAAGAAAACATCTACAAGCAGTCTTTCGCCGTGAAGACTCCTGAACTGAAATCTGGCGACACACCGGGCGTTTCACTGAAAATCATGTATTCCGATGCTTACGAGAAGGCAATGACAGATGCACAGGAATACGACGGATGCGTTGACAAGATGATTGACATCTTCACATGGGGATATGGTATCGAGAGCGAAAATCGCCTTGCTTTCCTCAATACAAACATCCGACACTTCATAGAGCCGTATATCCACCTTAACATTACAGAACTGACTACAAACCTCAACACAGCCGTAATTGGTGGATTCCTCTCTAAGCAGACTGCATCCGAAAAACTCCCCTACTCCACACCACAGGAATGGGAGCGGATCCAGGCAGAGAAGAAGGCAGAGCAAGAACATGAGCTTTTGCTTACCGAACAGAAACTTGAAATTCAGTCTGACATCTCCATCAAACAGGCAGAGGCCATGGCAGAGATAGAAGCTGATTACACCCAGGAGACAACGACCTCAACATCTACAGACGAGAACGGAAATAAGAAAACGACTAAGGGGCACGCCAAAAAAAGAACAAAAGGCAGCGTGGCTACAGCTCGTGGACGAAAGAACAAATCCGGTAAGTCATGGGATGAAAACGGTAATGAGATAGACCCGATGACCGGCAGGGCGAAGTCTAAGTGGGATAAATGGAATGCAGTGCATTAAACAATGGCTGAGAACATCAAAATAAAGATCGACACGTCGCAATACATGTTGCCTTCACAGGAAGATATCAATTCCGGTAAGCAATTTGTATTGCGACGTGAAGAAAATGCCCGTTTTCTGGAGGCGAAAGTGGACGATTGCCTTGCAAACGCTGCACAGGAAATCGTCACGATCTGCTACAAGCACAATATTGACCCTAAAAAGTTCTCTATCAGCAGCCAGTACAATGAGCAGATGATGGAAGAAATAGCGGAAGTTATGGATGACGTGGAACAGGAAATCCTAGATTACATCTATGAGTATTCCACCCGCGTTACCACTGACAGGAAAAAGATAGACTTGCTTGCAGCGTGGATGGCGACACTCGGACGTGGAAACCGAAACCTCCAAGACACACTTGACGGCTATCTGTATAAGGCAATGAAAGATTGGGAGGCGGCAATAGCAGCATTACGGTATGCAGACGTTACAATGGCTGATGCTGTTACAAAGATAAAGTCTCATCTTCATTCCATCTACAACATGCCAGAGGTAAGGGCGACATTTGACAATTCAGACGAGTTCAATGCAACATACATACGTTCACGCGGTGTCATGCAAAGTGGGGTTGGAATCTCAAATAACGGAAGCACGAACGTCACCAACATGGCAAAACTCACTCTTCAGATGGCATGGATGAAAGAACAGGGTATTGAGTTTGACGAAAGCGGAGCTGCCGGATACTATCAGCTCAGAGGCAGTTCATACCCTTGCTCAATATGCGATGATGAGGTGGGATTTCACATAGGATTGGAAGACATCTACACGAAACCATACCCACATCCGCATTGTTGCTGTTATAGAATACCTATCTTCGCTCTAAATCAAAATGAAGAAAAAGAAGATGGAAATGAATCAAAAGAATCAGATAATAGCATTATAACACCGGAGTTTAAGCAACGAAGAAGGGAAATCAAAAAACTTGC